CTAATGTTGGTTTCATTTATATAACTTATTTAATTTTAAATACTTCGAATCTTTCTCTTGGTTTCCAATTTTCAAAAACCGATTCGATTCCGTTTTCTAATTGTTGACACATATTTGTATGTGTTAATCCCATCTCTCCAATAAATGCTTCTCTACCTATCAATGCGTTTGCTTTACGGACGTCTTTTGGTGTGTTGTACATTTTCTCAATTGCTTCTGCAACATCCTCTATATCAACTCTATCATCCCAAATATAAGGTGTCGGAACTGAACCTGCTAATGCTAATGCTCTACTCCAAACAGGCAATGCCCAAGGACCAGGTTTAGCTTTACCTTCCCAATCTCTCCATTTATGAAGTGAACCAATTTTAATGTAATCTTCGTGTGTTAATAATTTACCATCAACCTCAAATCCACATTGGTCTTGTAATCCACCAGTTACGTTTACAATAATTGGAGTACCAGCCATTACTGATTCTGCAGTTGCTAATCCAAATCCTTCGTTGTTAGCTATGTTGATTGTTGCATCTGCTAAATTATAATTCCAATTCAATTCATGTTGTAATCTTCTTTTTTCTGAAAATATAATATTACAATTAGGTGCAACTGCTTCAATTACTGCGGGTAAATCAGTTCCATTCTCATCAACAGGTTGTGTATGCATTACTAATACACATTTATCTGCTTTTTCTTTACCAATTTTATCACAAAATCTTTGGAAAGCTACAATAACATCTGCTGGTTGTTTTCTACGGATATTTCTATTACTCCAATAAAGAACAAAATCATATTCCTTATCACCTAAAATTTCTTTACGGAATTCTTCAGGTACATTGGTTGGTTTGTATAACTCCGTATTAATACCATGTGGTACATAATCAACTTGCCAATCCTTTTTAGGTTTCCAAGTTGGTTTAGTATCTAATGCTGATAATCTTTTAATGATACCATATGTTTGTCGTGATATACAACCAATCCAATCACAACTTTCATAGAAGTTACGATTATATAATGGGTCTGGTAAGTCATCCCAAATTGCGTAGAATAAAATTGGAACATTTTGTCTGATTTCATGTTCGATATCATACAACCATGTCCAATAACGTGGGTCAGTAAAGTGTAGGATAGCATCCGGTTGCTCTGCGTTAATTAGTTGTCTAATCAAATCAGCATTACCATAACCATTCCAAGGAAGTATTTTTAAACTAGCATCAGGTATCCCATAATTCTTTTGGATATCTTCACTTACATCTAAAACTTTACCAGCCTCAGGATGATTGATTGCGGCTCCTACCTGAAACCAATCATATTTGTGTATAGTACCCAATACCAATTCCTTAGACATTGTGGCTATACCACTTGCCATTCTTAAATCATCGGATAGTAATAGGATTTTTTTCTTTTTTGCCATAACTTATTTTGTTTCTTAAAATTGTGAACCTGAAATTTGTAGTTTTAAATATTCATTCATTTCCTTTCTAAAGATATCATCCTTAACATATCTTTCCACTGTTCTGTTTACCAGCTTTTGAAGTGTTACATCGGAATCAAAAGAAACTTTTTTAAATGATGAATATACATCTTTCAAGATTTTCACAGTTGTTAGCTTTGTTTGTTCTTGATTCATTTTAATTATCTATTTAATATATTTGTATATATAAGTATATTGAAAAATAGAAAACCGATAATTTTTGAAAATTTATTTTGTGGCTTTTTTATCACATATTCCCCTATTACCAAACTCACAAAACTTACAATTCTTTTTTGCTGCACCCGGTACTTTTGGAAATTCGATATCTTTAAACTCACCACCATCATCAAATACAGTATTGATAAATTCCATAAATTCATCATATACCTTCTTAACAGATGGAGAACCATGTGCTGGGATATGTTTAGATACGTGTGGTACTGGAAATGCCGAATCTTCAGGCAATTTTCTACGAAGTATCTGATATTCTACTTTAATCTTTTGTAATGGAATGTTAAATAACTCCGAATAGTATTTTTTATATAATAGAATTTGAGAATTTTTCATCTTATCAGCTTTTTGATACTGATTCCATCCCATAGTGGATGTCTTTAAATCTATGATAATGATTTCGTTTGATGCTAAATCTCTAATCACAATATCAATAAATCCAATAAAGTGTACGCCCTCTTTAATAGTTGCGTTTAGTGGAATCTCAATACCTACTAATTCAAATCCACTCTTTGAGTAGAATTTGTGCATATGCTTATCCAACCAAGCTAATATACGTCTACCATCACCATAAAATTCTTCTAATTGAATTTGAGTACAAGGAGTTCCTTCACTCATTTTATCAGCTTCACTTTTATAAGCCTTTCTCATAGTTTCCAATAATAGCTTATCTTTATTGATTTCATCTGCTTGCTTTTTGGAAACACCATACATAACCGAAAGGTAATGTTGGATTGTTTCATGCATAGCAGTACCAAATATTGTATGGATGTTAGATGAACTTTCACCTAACTTATCTATGTAATTTAACTTATATTGATGCGGGCAACTACTCCACATAGAGTATTGCGAAAATGATACTTTTGCCATTATGTTTATTTATATAAAGATACGAAAATTACCCGAGTTTACCAAATCTAAACCTTTAATTTTAGCTTTGTAATTTGTTTAGGGTCAGTACCATATGATTCAGCTATTTCTTTAATATGTAACTTACCACTTGTAGTTTCATATAAGATTTTAATGTAATCTTCAGCTTCGTTTTCAGATACCTCATAGAATTGAGCTATTAGTTTAATAATCCAATCTTCATACTTTTCAGATGAAACCGGTTTCATATATTTTAAGAATGCTCTTGTCTTTGGAATTAAACCAATTAGGCAAAGATACATTGCTTTAGGAGGTGCCTCCTGAATATAAGGTTGTATATCTGCGATTAATTCTATCCACTCAGGTTTCATAGAAAGAAAACGGAGTATCATATAGTTACTCCAAGTTTTCTTTTCACTTTCTTCTAAAGTGTCCCAATACTTTGGGTCTTTCTTATCACAAATTGCGTTTAGATGGTCGAATAATGTTTTAGCCATATTATGCTTCTTCTTCTACTTTTAGACCCGGAGGTAATAATTCATTTAATACTTCACCACAATCACCACATAAAAATAACTCTACGGGTAGAACTTCATCTTTTGGTTTACCAGTTAATAACTTTGAAATCTTACGAAATCCAAACCCTTGTACAAATATTTCACCACCGCATTTCTTACATCCGATTGCTTCGGTTTTTTCTAAAGGTATTTTTACTTCTTCTTGTCCTCCGATTGGTTGTCCACCTGCTCCTAAAATGTTAGCCATTATATAATATTTAAAATTTGAATTAATGTAGCTGCTGCGATAATTTCTTTATCGATTGCTACTGCTGATTTACTTACACCATCTCCTAATAATAGGATTACATTAGAAGTATTTTCTCCGCCGTATTCTTCTACCTTATCATATAAGGCTGTATATAAATCCGTAAAATCGTTTGCTTTAGAATCAATGAGAGCTTGTCTTACTTTCATATACTTATTTCTCTTATCATCATTTGATGATAGGATATCAATGATTTTTGTTTTATAATCATTTTCCAATAAATTAGATACATCTACTTTCAACTTACCTTTAAAAGAATTAGATTGGCATGTATTTATAACCTTACGAATATCAGGATACGATGCATCAATAATAGGAACTAAATCCTTTACATCAAATTCAACATTCTCCGCATTTAAAATGTTGCTTACTTGAATTGCTACATCTTTTTTAGTTGGCGGAATGATTTGAAAAGATTGACATCTACTTTGAATAGGAGGGATAATTTTATCAACATAATTACAAGTCAAAATAAATCTACAATGTGCTGAAAATGTTTCCATCACATTACGAAGAATTGCTTGGCCTTGATGTGTTAAGTAATCGGCCTCATCTAATATTAGAATTTTAAATGGTTTAAATCCCATTGAAGATGCGAAATTTTTAATCTTCTCTCTAATAGTATCAACACCATTCTCATCAGATGCATTGATAATCATATAATCACAATCAATTGATTTTACAATTAATTTTGCTAATGTAGTTTTTCCAGTTCCAGCTTTACCATGTAAAAGTAAATGTGGAATATCACCTCTTTCAATGTATAATCTTACTTTCTCTTTTAAACTTTCATTACCAACGTAATTATCTAAAATATTGGGTCTGTATTTTTCTACCCATAAACTATTATTTACCTTCTCAGGTGCTTGTTCTATAAACATATTTTATTTTTTATTTTCCAGTTGAACCAAATCCACCTTCACCTCTTTCAGTATCCGATAACTCAGCTACTTCATCAAACTCAATTGGGGGATGTGGAATAATCATAATTTGTGCAATTCTATCACCGACTTTATATGCAAGTGAATCTAATCCATTTTCTTTTTTGAATGTAGCTTGTATTTCACCTCTATATCCACTATCAATTACACCAACCGAATTTGATAATACTAATTCATATTTTCTAATTGATGAACGAGGAAACACTAATCCTACAAATCCCTTAGGAATTTCCATTGCTAAATCAGTACCATAACTAACATCAAATGTTGTATTGGATATAATTCTAGTTGCTACCAAATCCATACCAGCATCTCCACTTTTTGCATAAGATGGAATTACTGCACTTTCACTAAGCTTCTTTATTTTCACTTTCATTTTGTAAATTTGCTTTTTTATATAACTCTCTTTGCTCATCTCTCATTGATTTACCTTCGTCTGTCAATTCTCTTGCAAACAATTTAAATAATTTACCGCTTTTATGCTGAAATGATATAAATGAATCTTCTATATTTGTAATTGTGAATATTACTTTTGGGTCTTCTTCTTTATTCATTTCAGAATCAGTCCAAGCAAATATTTGCGGTTCATCGGAATCAAATTGAAAACACCACTCACATTCTTCATATTTTTTTTGTGATAATGTAACATTACCAATTGATTGTTCTTCAATTGTTACTTCTTCTTTTTTTGTTTTTTTAGCCTTTGCCATAATTTTTGTTTTTAATATTATCTTCCTACTTCTGATAGGTATTTAGCTTTCATTTCTTCCCAACTGATTCCAATAGCATCTATGTAGAATAAGTGCTCAGGTTTAATTCTACCCTCATCATGTAGTTTTGTGTATCTACTGATTGCATGTTTCTTCCACCATTTTTGAATGTATTCATTACCTTGCTTAAACTTATCCTTAAGGATTAATTTATCTTCGGTAATTTCATTTCTAAGAAATTCACATCCGTTCTCATACATCATAGCCATATAAACACCTCTCTTAAATCCGTGATGATATTCAGTTCCCTTAATACCACACTCTTTAAAAATCTTACCTAATATCTTTTGTTTGATACCACTAACAGGTCCGTTTCTATCATAACCCATATTAGCACCATTACGAGCTCTTTCTTCGGTGATATTTTCAGCATACCAATCTGCATGATTTTCTTTAATCCATTGATGCCACGGGTCATAAAATTTATCATCGGGCTTCAAACTAATTTTACCAGCTGATTCTCCTAATGTTTTAAATAAAGGGATGCCATTATATTGAGAATGGATACCATACAAAGATGTTGTACCTACTGCAATCAAAACATTTTTATACTTTGAATTCCAATATGCTCTAACTTCCGGCGTAGTTGTCATCATAGCGATTAACTTACCACCTAAAAAGTTATAACCTAATGGCTGAGTACATACAATAGTAGAAGCGATAGTAGTGTTATTCAACTTACCATCAACAAATTTATTATCTTTAGTCCAACCAATGAAGTTATCTCTAACTCCCATAGCGGTTACATCGGATGCTAATGAAATTTGTCCTAATAGTTTTCCACTAACTTTATCCTTTACATTAATCTTTACATTACGGCCAGGGTTTGCTGTAAAATCCATTGTGTGAATCATACGTCTTACCGCTGCCCACTTAGTAGATTCCTTCGGGTCTTCCACAATCTCAACGTAAGGGTCTAACGATTCAATTTCTTTTATCGTTAGCTCCTTATTGTTGATATCAGTTGGTTTCCATTGTAAATCGTAATAAGATGCGATTTGGGATTTTGCTTGAATCATTGTAGGTTCTTGCAACTCTACCCACTTCTTATATAATGTTTGTTCTTGAACAGACATCGTCATAAGGTAATCCATATTTTCTATTAACTTAGTCTTTTCAGATTCAAAGTCAAAGACAGGTTTTTGTGGTTCAGTATCCCAAAAGCTCATAATAATTATTTAATTTCTACTAAGTAGTAGTTTGAAGTGTAATCCCCATCAACGAATGATACGTGTGATAATCCTTTAGATGAGATTTTCAATGAAGATGTTTTAGAACCTTTGTTAGCCATTAAGATAGCTTTCAAATATTTTGCTGAAAAAGCAATTGGTTC